TTGAAACAGCTGCTGCTCCCGGAACATTCACTGTCTACGTTCGCGGTGCTTTCTGATAAGTAATCGCTGACTGACAGTCATGCCCTCCTCCTCCTAAAAAGGGGGAGGAGGGTTTTTGTTTGGTAAAAACAAAATCACAACTATATATAATGATAAGACGGAGGACATATGGCTAATCTCAAAGCTTTAAGAGAAAAGATTAAGAATATCACAGATTATTCACCAGATCTGCAGCAGTATAACGACCAATTGGATGAACTAATCAATGATTCTTACTACAACATTTGGACTTTGAAACGCTGGTCCTTCGCAACTAAGGAATACTTTTTTAAGTTTATTCCTGATATGTTGCCTACTAGAGATGTTATTACACCAGGCGCTTCTATCAGTGCTTCTGTGACTAAAGGGTCTAGACAGGTTATATTTACAGCTCCTATGGATCGCCTTACAAAAGAAAACTTTGAAGGGCAACCAATTGAAATTCAGAACTATGAATACACAATTTCCAAAGTTAAAAATAATGGTGAGATACTTTTAGACAAAGTGTTTCACGGTCAAACAACTAATAGCGACAAAACTTGGGTTATTAAGCGTCGCTGGTATGACCTTCCACATGATAGTATCGAATTGCTTTCTTTAGCGCATAGAGACGTTCCCAACAGCAATGCTGGCACAGGTCGATTTCCTCCCTATGGAAAGCTCACAGGACTTATGCCTCGTAGAGAAGAAGAACTAAATCTAAGAATGGATTACAAGGCTTCTTATGCTGAAGCTTATGTTTGGTCTCCTTCTAAATTTGTTCCAGAGGCTTTTAAAGTGTCTCTTGTCAATATTAACAATGAATTCGGAACAGGCTTTCCTGATGGTTCTTATCTAGAAGTTTGTTGGGCTTTCTTAGAAGACGGCAAGGTTGGTGCTCTGTCAGAACCGAAGGATATTAAGTTTGAGGGAGAAGCAACTGTATCTCTTCAGATTAACTTTACTTCTTGGGACGACCAACCTATTGTTGCTGATTCTTTCCAAACAAAAGACACTTCTCCTTCTCAGTTTGAAGGTTTAGATAAAATTGTTTTCTGGAATGCAAACTACAATAGAACTACCGGTGAAAGACTTGGACTACCTGTTTGGAGAACTTTCAACAATCCTGGCGGCTCGGCCTTGAGAAACACTTCTGTTTTTCTCGATTCAGTTATTGCTCCTGATACGTCTAGCTCTATTATTATTGCCAACCTTAATCAGATCGATCCCGGAAATCCCGTTTACATCGAACAAGACGGTCAATACAATCGCATTAGACCTTATCCCCGCGTTGATTCTTGGGACGAAGAAGTCACAAGACAGGATGCTGACGAAGAATATTCTAAAGTTCCTCAAGACTTCTTGAGAGAAGGCGTTGCTCGCTACTACTACAAGCCTTCACACTTAGGATTTTCTACTGATGCTCCGGAAATGCCGTTTGAATTCCACCAGCTGATAGCTTACGACGTTCTTGCAACACTATACGACAAGACCGGTTCTATGGCAAATGCTGAAAACTATCGGAGGCGCATCGATCGAGAAGTTAAGCGTCTAGAAAAAAGATATTGTGACCATATCGATTCAAACATACAGCGTGGACAATTTGTTTTAGGTGACAGACGCTCTTTCTATTATGATTACGCATCACTTAAGTCAGGAGGCTGATAATGGCTATTAAAGGTAGCATATTAAAATACGCAGATGCACCTAGTATTGACCAGCGCTGGAAAGAAAGTTCTGGTGGTGCTGAGAGCATTAAAAACTTTCGGATAGACCCCTCCGGTGACGGGTGGTTAGCAGACAGAGGTCTAGAACCTTGGTATGACGCCAGCGGCGATGAAGTTCTACCTGCTGACACTACACCTTATTTTGACAAACCTGTAGATTCTCAGTTCATTTGGACAAAACAAAGCACCGGTCAGGTTTATCATTTGATAGAACAAGGCGGAAAACTTTATTATCTTTGGGGAAACAAAGGCAATCCAGCAGTGGCGAATTATTGGAGAGATGCTATTGTTATTGGAACAGGTAGAAGGATAAGAAAACTAGGGGATCCGGGCACACAATATGTTCCTTACGGTGACAGACTACTAATCCTCAACGGTTACGACAAACCTATCTGGTTTTACGGTGACTTCCGTTTTAGAGATTTTGGTTTTACTATTGCTTCGCCTTCACCAGATCTAATTGATGTAAATATAACCTACGCAAGCACTAACGACCTAACTGACGGTATCCCAAGACCTTCATTTAATGAATTCAGACCAATCGGATTAGGAGATACAGAAAACGGAGATAACAATAGATTTTCTTACAGAATGTCTTTTGTAAGTGACACAGGTTCAGAATCACCGTTAGGTTTGCCCTCTTTTGTTGATTGGCAAAACGATGAGACTTACAAACAAAAGCGAGGTATTTTCCTGATTGATGTTCCAACTGGTAAAAAAGGCATAGTTGCTCGTAGAATTTACAGAACACAAAACTTACGCAATAGCACTAGTGACAGAGAATCCGCTTATTATCTTGTAAAACAAATAGACGATAATTCTTGTTCTTCGTTTATTGATGTTGTTCCCGATTCTTCGCTTGTTACACCTGCGCCTGCACTAACTGATTCAGAAGCAATCTCTACAACTTATCAGTTTGGTGCAGCTTGGAACAATCGTATGTGGCTTGCAGGTGGTGCAGACCATTCAACAAGAATTATTTATAGCGAGACAGGATTGCCAGAGCAGTTCGGAACTTTCAATTACTTTGATGTAGGTTCATCAGCAGGCGGCCACATTACTGCGCTCTACGCTTACTACAACAGCCTCTTGGTTTTCCGTGAATCAGCAATAGATATTATTAGACAGGGACCACAAGGACTTACAATCTCACCACTAACACCAGATATAGGCACTACTGCTACCAACACCATTTGTTTAGTTCCCGGTCTTGGTGTAGTCTTTCTGAACAAAGACGGCATTTACGCAGCAACTGGTGGTTTAGATGGTGGCTCACAGGTCTCTATTGTAAAGATTTCTGATTTAATTGGTAAGGCTATTCAGACAATAAACATTCCAGCTCTACCAAACTGCTGTGCTGCTTATTCCAAGAAAGAAAAAGAATACTGGCTTCATTATGTTAGAAAGGGAGAAGTGGTTCCAACAAGAGGAATCGTAATCCACACTTACAATAAGTCTTTCTCGTTTAGAGGCGCTGACGACAAAGCCGACGAATACCTTTGGTCTTTCACTACTATTCAGGTCGATCCTGATGGCAACTTTATTTTTGGAACCAGACCAGATTGGAAACTATCCGGGGCTCCTTCAACACCTACCGCTGCAGGTGCTGTGGGCTCACTGGTAGGATTACAAGTTTGGTCAGGAGCTACATACTGGGGCAAAACTTTAACGGCTTCTGCACCAGGCGGTCAAGGTCAGATAACCTACACAGGCGCAGAGATTGCGCTTGGTGGAAACACTTGGGAATCTAACTGGGCTAACTTTGGAGATTCTGCCGACAAGCATCGTGTATTCAGTGTAGAAATGGAAATGGTTTCTTACGGAGACAATTTAGTTTATCTAGATTGGGGCTATGACTACGATATTACTTGGTATGAAGCAGGCGGTCAGAAACCTTCTAAGTCTGAGATTGTTTTTACTACTAGCGAAGATCCTGTCTTTGGTCCAGTAGATTCTACAATTACAAAAGCTCCTTTCCAGATTGGTAAAGACGCCTTACGAGGTGGAAGAATTGTTGTTCTTCGATGGGACGTAAATACAAAACTTGTAGAAAACTTCCGATTCCGTGTTAGACAACCTGACGGGAAACCCTTCCATATTTTAGGTTACAATATAAACTACAATTCTTCAGATCAGACACCTCTAAACCAAAGAACCCGCTTACAGAAAGGACAACCCTACTAATGGCTAAGACATTTACAGACAAACCTTTACACCAGTTTCAGCAAGTAAAGACTGACAATATCACAGCAAACTTAGATAAACACCTGGACGAATTTAACGGAGGTTTAGATTCCAATAACTTGCCTGTTGCTCGTGTATCACATCTTAACATAAAACTGCCAAAAGATCTCGGTGGTGCTACTGGTGGTGTTATCAAGAATAATATCCTTTTTCAGACACAGGGTTATTACGAAACTTACAGAACCTACGAACAAGATGTTGGAGCTTCAGATATTTATGATCCCGTTTTGGTTGTTGATCCTTCACAGGACTTTTGGCAGGCAGGCTTCAATAGGTTGGCTGAATTAGACGCTAGTGGTGGATTTGATAATTTTCCTCTTCAGTTTGACGCCCGAGAAGGAATGCTTATTGGCTGTGCTGTTGTAGATTGGGAACACGGCAACGATGTTTATCAGGTTGATGACGGAGAGGGCAATTTCGTACCAAGAGGCCGTGGTAATGACTGGTGGTCTGAACTACAAGTTTATGTAAATAATGTTGGTGTTGCCAGAACAGGAAGAATTTATCCAAGACGACATACTACACAGATTCCTTTCGCTGTTGCCTGCGGTTCTCAGCCTGTTCAAATCGATGTAAGAATAAAATGGAACAGCTGGTATGCTACTGGTGCTCCATCACTTGATGGACATGCCACAGAATTTAAGATTTTTAGTGCTAGGATCTGGTGTAGAAACCAGTTTAGATAAGGAGAACTAATGCCTATTGTAAAAAACAATTTATTTGAGGACGGAGATGTCCCCACCGGGGCTGAACTAAATCAGCCTTATAATGATATAGCAACTGCTTCTGCAAATATCGATTCAGAAAATACAGCAGATAATTGGATTACTATTGAGCATATAACAGATCCAAATGTTCTAAATTCAATTTATAGCTTTGTTTATGACGGTCAAACAGCCGACGACATTACCTCAACTTCTTATGTTACAATCCAAAATGTTGCTCCGAATTACAGTGAATTAACACTAAATTATCAACCAGATCAATTTGAAGTTCTTCGCATAGAATCTTCTGGATTAGTAGGAAACAACGATGTTGAACAAACTTATGATTCCACAGCCGTTCCTCCTAATGGAGATAGAAACTACTATGCTTTCAGACTTGCTCTTTTCTACAATGACGGCGGACCTACTACGCAAGTATCTTTAGGCGAATGGGGCTATTCATTTACCACTATGGCTGGTGGAACAAGCAGATATTGGACAGGCAACAATGGATTACCTGAAAACACAGGTGTCCCGCTTGCTTATCAAACCTTTCAGTTTTCTGCTCTTTACATTTATCCAGGAGCGTCAGGTGCTAGAACTTTGGAAAAGATAGAACTACAAGCCAAAGTAAATTATTCAGGAAACATTTTAAGAATTGCAAGAAACAACATTATTGCTGTGAGGGCTAGAAGATAATGGCTTACGTAAAACCAAATATAATTCCTTCTTCCGGTGTTCTAGATGCCGACGACATAAAAGGAAACGACGAAGCACTAAAAAAATACGTCAACCAAAACATAAATGGTGCAACTGATTATGGGACGAATGTTTTTGGAACAGAAGAATTCCAGTTAGGAGATTACCAACCGATCACTAACGAATATTCTTTTGTTTCAGGAATCGCTACTGGCGGACAGGTAATAGATGAGCAGGTTGATAGAGGCTATTGGACCAACACAATCAAAAAAGCACGTCTAAATGATAACACCTTGCCTGTTTGGACTTCTATTTACGAAACTTCACCGGCTATCTATTTGGAAAGAGCAGCAGATATTTTGATTACTTTTGGAGCCACATCATCTTCAACAGAACAAGAAGTTGCTGCTACTGGCTTCTGGGACACTACACTAAAACTTGCTTACACCAAAGACGACGATAATGAATTGATCTTCGTAGAACAAAGCAGATCCTATTCTTATGAGGAAGCGCGTATGACCTCGGCTGGTCCAAGTGGAAATACAAATCCTTTTGGAGCAACAGGGAAGCCTTCTAGTGGTGGTGATGAAGATCCTGAGATTGCAAAAGGTCTTCGTCGTTGGATTGGCTGGTCTGTTATTTTAAGAAACTTAACATCAGGACACTACAAGTTTTCAGTTTACGCGAATGCCAAAGTAGAAGAAGGTTTCTTAGGTGCCAGACAATTTAAGGCAGAAGTTTTCTACACATAATAATCTATCGAAAAAAACAATTTTAAGTTATATATAATACATAAAGGAGAATGTCATGGATCCAATAACACTAGCTATCTTAGGAGCAACAGTAGGAACAGCAGCAAGTAATCTGCCTTCACTACTTCCCAGCAAATTAGCTCGTGAAAATAAAAAACGACTTGAAGAACTACGCCGTAGAGAAGAGCAAGGACTTCTTGGACTTACAGCAAAAGAAGAAGCCGCTATTGGTGGAAGATTACGTACAACTGCTGATGTAGCAGCCGAACAGGCAGCACAGCAACAGAAAGCTTTGCTAGCTGGTGGAGGTAGTGCTCGTGGAGGACAGGCTCTAGCACAAGCACAAGCTGCTCAGCAACAGAGAATGGAATTGGAGCAGGGTGTCGGTCAAAAGATTTTAGAAGCTGACTTGGCTGAAAGACAACGCGAAGAAGACGAAATGAGAGCTCTAGAGGCGGCTGTTGAAGAAAGACGTCGTGAATTGGTTGGTGCCGTTGGCTCTATTGCTGGTGCTGGAATTGAGGCTGGATTTACAGAATCAGCAAAACAGGCAATTATTCAAGGACAAAAAGATATATCTCCAGCAAGGGTATCAGCTCTTTCACAGCAACTTGGCATGACAGAAGAACAAGCAAGAGGAATTTATGAACTTGCTCTTGAAAACCCAGAGCTGCTAAAATACATGACAGCACTACAAAGCAAGGAATAATTAAATGACTATTCGAAACGTCAATGGACGCAATGTTTATGTTTTAGAGCCCAGACAGCCGACAGGTAAAACTACAAGCGGTAGAAATTGGGCAACACTTTATTCTGAACTTCGTTGGCAGGTTTGGGAAGAAATCCAGAAGAATGAAGCAGCTATGCTTAAGATGGAATTGTCTTCTGCCCAAATGCGCAAAGACTATTACGATGACAAAATCAAAGTACTTCAGGATCAGCGTAAGCAACTTCAGGCAGCTGCTTTAAAAGCTGAAAAGGGTCAAATCGGTTCAGCAAATTCAGACGCTCTACGCGCCGCACAGGGCGCGGAACGTATGGCTCGTCAAACTGCTGGCAAAACTGTTACTAGACAAGTAATTCAGAAAGATATGTTTGGTGAGCCTGTTATCGATCCTGCAACCAATCAACCTAAAACATTTTCTGTTACAACAGAAACAAAACCTTCTGGTGGTGTAAGTGCAAAAGCAAAGCAAGTTTATGAAAGAATTTTAGATGATTGGCTTGCTGGTCAAGCCACCGAAGAGGACGTAAAAGACGCCGCTGCTGCTGCTGGTGTTTCACCAACAACTGGTGAACCTATTGCTAAACCTGCTGGACCTACCATTGATCAGCAAATCGAAGCACTTGACAGAGACTTGGAACAGCTACTTCTCCAACGTCAAGCTGCTACTAGCGGATTAGATGCTGATCTTCTTCGTAGAACAAGAGAAGGTTTTGCTGAACAAGTAGGTGTCATGGGTCAAGGCGGGGGCATATTTGGTCTTGCACCGCGTCCTCGTAGAACTATGCCTTTCGTTCAGCAAGGATTAGCAGAAGAGCGTGTTCAGGAATTTGCTCGTGGTGTAGAAGAAGAAA